ATCCTAAAGTGATTAACGACTTTAACGTATTCTATAATGGATATGATTTATATGTTGATTACACCGATGAAGAAATCCAAACAAGTATTAGTGGTGGTATGAAAGTCTATAATTTTAGAGATTCAAACATTAACCCAACTAATTCAGTTATTGATGTATTAAGTGGTGTTCCAAAAATAACAACAATTGAAACTTGGTCAGTAATTTTACCTGATACTGTTATGGATTTAAATAGTTTATCAGGTAATTGTAGACCAAACCAAAATACTACAAGTGGTAAATATTTTATAATACCTTCGTTTGGTTCACCAATAAATCAAATAAATGCTGAGTTGTTGGTGAATAATGTTCAAGGTACGGTGTTTTTAAATAATCCATCAATTTATAATGGTTCGGTAAGAATGTTGTGGTCGGCACCAAATTACGGTTATTTTGATAACACACAAGTAGTTAAACCAAGTCCTGAAAAATATGTTAATAAAATATTAACAGGTAACACAAAACAATCGGCCTTTAAATTATTGATTACTGATGAGTATTCAAACATTGAAGAAATATTTTCAGTTTTTGATAAAAGTATTTTAGACAAGTTTGAACAAGAGTTTTTAAATTTCTCTAAACCAATTGCGGATATTGATTTAGGTCCACAAGTAGGTGTACCTATTGGTGAGTCACCTGTCGATAACACTGCGGTATTTAAAAACTTTCAGTATTTGTTTTCCAGTTTAATGACGGTAAATGCAAATACAGGATTATCAAATTCAGAATATTTTAACACATTAGGTAATACACAATTAACGTCATTCTCAAATACAATCAAATCATTTTTAGAGTATGATGTAATGTTAAAGTATGGTAATCCTGCAAATTATAAGAGAAGAGTTGTTGATTCATTTATAGCGTCAAACAACGGACCAAATGTTGTGGTTGACCCAATTAATTTTGGTACATATGTTAACAACACATTACCTTCGAGTAACGGAACAATAACTTTAGCACAATCAAAGGCTCAGTATCCTGATGAATGGTTGGCGTTAGAAACCGAGATTGGATTTTCAACAATACAAAACTTGAGATATACTAATCAAGGTTCGTATATTACGGATTTTTTTATTGATAATAATATTGAGTTTAATGTTGACAACATTGTTTTATGTTCACAATTAATAAAACAATATGCAACACAAAAACTTTTAACACCAACTTTAACAAGCGATGAGTTTAAATCTAGAATACAACTTTATTTGAACGGCACAACTGCAATCCAAAATTTATTTATAAATCAAGTATTAGCGGGAGTTAGACTTGCCTTACCTAATCAACAAGAGTTACCTGAAAAGAAAATACAAAGTGTTATTGATGGACAACAGTCCAAAGTTGAAAATTATGAGGTATTCAAAGCTTTAAATGACAAATGGGTTGCGGGTGGTGATTATTCGAGTAAGACGTTATTTGAAGATTTCTTATTCTTGGACAGAGCTTCAAGAAACATTGGTGATACTTTATTAGTTGATATCTTCTCACTAAAAGATACTCTGTTAGGGAATAAGACCTTTGAAGAGTCGTCGTTCAATATGGAAATGAGTGTATTCACATTTTTAAGTGGAATTCTTATTAAGAATAAATTTAATGTGATGCCATTACCAGCATATGTTAATTTTTATAATGTTCAAGATGCGGATGGAACAACTCTTTCACAAAATTCTGAAGGTTCTTTAGAGTTTGCTGATAATATGTGGGGAACATTCTTAGATGTTGATTATAGAAAATCAAGTCCAAAAGTTGTTTGTTTTTATGCGGGACTACCGTCGGCTCAATTAGATTTACCTAAGGGTAATTCAAGGTTTAGAGATGATTCATTTGAATTACGAAGAGCATCTGAAAATCCATTAATTGAAAATCAGATTGGTAAAAAAGATTGGGCGGTATCAAATAAATGTGTTGGGTTTAATGTTGATATAGGAACTAGAAATCAAAATATATTCTACTCGTTTGAGGTTTCAATGGATAGTGGTAAGGCAACCTCAGAGTCCATACAGACTCAAATCGATATGGTTAACCAAGCTAATGGTAAGAATGTTGCAACTCAAAACGTTGGTTTATATAATTTATATAAGAAAAGGAGTTATCAATGTCGTGTAATTTCTTTAGGTAATGCATTATTACAACCAACAATGTATTTCAATTTAAGACACGTTCCAATGTTTAACGGACCTTATTTGATTACTGAAGTTAATCATAGTATTCAACCTGGACAATTCCAAACAGATTTTACGGGTATTAGACAAGGTATTTTTGATTTACCATCTATTGATAATTTATTACAAAGTTTAAATCAAAACTTATTAACACAGATTGAAACTGCGATATTAAAGAAAAAAGATAACATACCAAACAAACCAATTACAAATATTAATAAAACTGCGCTTCTTTCACAAATAGGTGAAAATACTGCTGCCGCGGTTAATAGTTGTACATTATCGTTAAATACTAACTACGTTACTTGGGGAGATTTTGTTGAATCTATCACAACTGGATTGACACCACAAGAATTAGCCGATGCAATTGTTGCGAAAACAAGTGATGCGAATTTACAAGTCCTTATTTACTTAATGTGTTACATTAAAACGTTTAATCAGGACAAGTTTTATGGTTATAATAATAACTTTGCTAATGTTGAGTTAAGCGTGTATTGGGGACCAAGTACTCAGTACTTTATACAAAAACAAGCTTCGTGTGTATCGGTATCAAATTCAAATTCAACAAACAACCCAACACCAATTGCTAATTTTACTAATCTTGATAAATTTTTGGATTTCATGATTGCGAGACTAACACCAAATGTTAGACGTATTTTATTTGGTGAAAATGGTAATGCACCATTAGGATTACCAAAATATTATGTTTGTTATTGGACACCTGCAACAAGTGACAATCCTAATATAACACCAGAATATTTTGACGAAAATCAAAATGAGTATACAACATTATTTGAAACAGTTAAAGATGGTTTAAAATCGGCCAATAGAGTACAATTAAATGGTGATGCGACTAACACAGTTGTACAAGCTAACACTGCTCAAGAGCAACAAATTGCTAGTGGAGGTACAGGTACAACAAATAATCAAAATACTACATCAACACCACCAGTAGTTTGTTTACCACCATCCATCACATCATTCACACCATTAACGGGTGTAACAGGTACAATCGTTAATATTATTGGTAATGATTTAGGTTCCGTAACGGCCGTTACGGTAAATGGGGTTACGGTAACAACAGGAATTACTATTAACAGTGAAACCAATGTGGTAGTTATTGTTCCGTTTAGTAATACTACGGTACCACAAAATAATGTAATAACATTAGGTGGGGTTTATGGTAGTGGCTCAACTACAACAACATTTACTTATAACCCACAACAAGTTTCTGCGGCACCACCAACAGTCGCTCCATCAGTACCACCAAATAGTAATACAAATCCGCAACAAACAGGACCTGTGGTTATGGTATCGGAATTTGATAGTTCGTCTAATGAACTTACAGTAAAAATCAATCCTGAATTAATACCTGGAGGATTTGTAGGAAATGCTGAATGGTTATACTTAAGCGCTCCAAAACCATCATTGACGTACCAATGTGTAAAAATGAGTGCAACATCAAACAATCAATACGTTCAAGTTATTTTAGGTGAAGGAACAATACCTTCTAGTTATATGGATAATTTCTTTAATAATGAAACTACATATATATTAAACGCCGAAGATGTGTTATTTTATTTTGATAATGAAGGTATTGATATTCCAGAGGGTACTAGTAAAGTACTTTGTACTTTGAAAATAAGTGCCAGAAAAATACAACAACCAAATGAAAATAGTACGGCAACACAATTCTTCCAATTTGGATTCACTCTATAATTTAACAAATAACGATATATTTATATAGAAACATAATTATGGACATTAAAACAGCATTAGACAACTACCTTGGTAAATCTACAAGATTTTCACAAGAAGATAATGGTGACGGAACTAAACAAGTTTGTGACTTGGATACAGGAGATTGTTATACTGTAAGAGAAAGAGATGGTCTTATTGAAAGAGCTGGACACCAAACAACTGCCAACAGAAAAGTTAGAGTTGAAACATCTAAAGGTATAAAGCAATTGTTAAACGGTTAACAAAATGAGTATAGACAGAAAAATTTTAAGTGAAATTGAAAGATACAGAAGTATCAACAAATATATTTTAGAACAGGCTACCGAGCCAGCTGCGGATGATTTAGCGGCGTTAGCACCTGATGCGGGCGCGGCACCTCCACCACCACCTGCAGATGCAGCGGCAGTTCCCCCACCACCTCCAGGTGATGCGGCGGCTCCACCAGCACCTGAAGCAGGAGCGGCTCCTGAACCTATTGATGTGGAGAATGACCCTGACGTTGAAAAAATTGATGATGAGGGTAATTCAGAAGAAAAGGGCGGAGAAGAAACTGATTCTGAAGAATTAGACATAACTGAATTAGTTACCGCTCAGAAAGATATTCAATCAAAACAAGATAGTTACTTTGATAATTTGTTTGGTCAATTAAACAAATTGGAATCAAGATTGGGTGAGATGGATTCAATTATGAATAAGTTAAACGCTCTTGAAAACAAAATCGAAAAGTATCGTGAAAAAACTCCACAAGAAAAATTGGAGTTAAGAACGTATGATTCATATCCTTATAGTCAAAAATTATCACAATTTTTTGATGACAAATCAGAAGAGATGGAAAAGACGGGAAAAAATGATTATGTTTTAACACCTGATGACGTGACTGACATCAATGTTAATGACATTAAGAATTCTTTCCAAGGTAATGGATTTGAGGACGAGTTCAAATACAAATAACAAACACAACAAATAATGTAAGGTCACCCAAAAGGTGACCTTTTTTTATTTGACAAAGTGGGAAAACTAGACTATATTTGTAAGACAAATTAAACTTAAATATATAAAACATGATGAGTTCATTAGACGCCGTATTGGCACAGTACGAAAAAGCACAACAAGGGGGCGGGGCCCAAAGTAAAATGTCACAAGACGAAAGAATGAAAAAGTATTTCGCTTGTATCCTCTCTGACAAAGAGAAATCAGGACAACGTAGAGTACGTATCCTCCCAACACATGATGGTTCTTCACCATTCAAAGAAGCATGGTACCACGAAATTCAAGTTGGTGGTCAGTGGAACAAATTCTATGACCCAGGAAAAAATGACAACGAGCGTTCACCTTTGAATGAGGTATACGAAGAGTTGATGTCTACGGGTAAAGAATCGGACAAAGAATTGGCAAAACAATACAAGTCTCGTAAATTTTACATCGTTAAAGTTATCGACCGTGATAACGAGGAAGATGGGGTTAAATTTTGGAGATTTAAACACAACTATAAGAATGATGGTATCTTGGATAAAATCATTCCGATTTGGAGAAACAAAGGTGATATCACTGACCCTGAAAAAGGACGTGACCTTATCATCGAATTGACTAAATCTAAAACACCTGCGGGTAAAGAGTACACAAGTATCTCTACAATCATGTACGATGACCCAACTTCTGTACATGAAGACAAAGCTCAGGCTGACGCTTGGATTAATGACGAGTTGACTTGGATGGATGTATATTCTAAGAAACCTGTTGATTACCTTGAGGCAATTGCTCGTGGAGAAACTCCAAAGTGGGATTCTGAAAAAGGTGGATACGTTTATGCAAACGACCTCGAATCAACAACATCTATTGGTGGTGGTAAATCTACACCGTCTGTTGACCCACAGGCTAACGACGAAACTGACTCAGAATTACCATTCTAATTTAACAGAGCATGGACACTTACATTAACATAGTGTCCATGCTTTTTTTATTTAATCAAGAAAAAAACAACACATGCAAAATAGAATTGGAAAAAGAATGTTTGAATCTCTTGTATTGAAATACGAGAGTGAAGTTGCTGAGGCTGAGGCAATATTAATGGTTTATATGGAAAATGCTGTAGGGATTGGTGAACACCCACAACATTTGGAAGAGATGGATAATTTCGTCGAGAAACTTGCAAACGCGTCAGATAAACTTGTAACCATAAAAGAATTTTACGCAAAACATTATGGCAATTAAGAAAAACGATTTTAGCTCGGTAAAGAAGAAATTCTCTACTTCTGCTAAATACAAACCACAAAGATTTTTTGACTTAGGTCCTGACTTCTTGGATGCGGTTGGACTACCTGGTCCTGCGATTGGACACTTGAATATGTTCTTGGGTCACTCAGATACGGGTAAAACGACTGCTTTGGTTAAAGCTGCGGTTGATGCTCAGAAGAAAGGTATTCTACCTGTGTTCATTATCACAGAACAAAAATGGTCTTTTGAACATGCAAAACTTATGGGTTTTGAATGTGAAGAAGTAGTTGATGAGGAAACAGGGGAAATTGATTGGGATGGTTTTTACATCTTCAACAATGACTTTGATTACATTGAACAAATCACAGACTACATCAACAGTTTGTTAGACGCTCAAGAAAAAGGTGAATTGGATTACAGTTTATTATTCTTGTGGGATTCTGTTGGTTCAGTTCCATGTAAGATGACTTACGATGGTAAAGGTGGTAAACAACACAACGCATCTGTATTGGCAGATAAGATTGGTATGGGTATCAACCAACGTATTTCAGGTTCACGTAAATCTGATTCAAAATACGAAAACACTTTGGTTATTGTAAATCAACCTTGGGTTGAATTACCTGACAATCCATTTGGACAACCAAAAATTAAAGCAAAAGGTGGTGAAGCTATTTGGTTAAACTCATCTTTGGTATTCTTATTTGGAAACCAAAAAGGTGCGGGAACAAATAAAATTACTGCAACAAAAGACAAAAGAAGTGTTAAGTTTGCAATCAGAACAAAAGTATCCGTAATGAAAAACCACATCAATGGATTAGGTTATGAAGACGGAAAGATTATTGTGACACCACACGGATTCTTGGCAGGTAAAGAAGCATCTGAAGAGAAGGCTTCGATTGAAAACTACAAGAAAGAATACGCAGAATATTGGAAAGATATTCTTGGAGTTAGTTCAATTGATTTTGAATTAAAAGAAGAAAAAGAAGATTAGTATATTGTTTCACCCTTTAAATCACAGATGTGATTAAGACACTATTAGTAGACGGTAATAATTTATTTAAGATAGGATTCCACGGAGCCAAAGATGTTTTCAACAACGGAGACCACGTGGGCGGAGTATACCACTTTGTGAATATACTCCGTAAATTCCTTGAAGAACACAACCATGATAAAGTTGTTGTGTTTTGGGATGGTGATTCAAATTCATCTATCAGAAAGTCTATATACCCCCAATACAAAGAGAACAGACGAGAAAGTATGAATGAGTATAAATACGAATCGTATTTGTATCAGAGGTCTCGTGTTAAACAATATCTTGAAGAAATATTTGTAAGACAAATTGAGGTTGAAGACAACGAAGCTGATGACCTCATCGCATATTATTGTAAGATATCTAAAGACGAACAGATTATCATTTTTTCAGCGGATAAAGACCTTACACAACTTATCTCTGAGAATGTGACCATCTACTCCCCAATCACAAAACAATACTTTAAAAACGGAGATATGATATCCATCAACAAAGTGGACA